CTCCTTTCAGGGAGTCTAGGACGGCTCTAAAGCTATCAACGAAAGTGAGAGAAAACACCTCACAACACTTCATATAACTTAAGTTAACTTAAGTATCTTAAGTAGAAGTAACTCCCTCGTCTTTAGTCTACTTAAGATACTTAGGTAGTTCGATTGATGTTTATAATGTTTATTACTTAGCCCTATAATTGGATAACTAAATGGTTGATAAAAGAAAGACTATGCCTCACCTTTTTAAGAAAGGTCAAATCCCTAACCCTAATGGAAGACCTAAAGGTTCTGTTAATAAATACACTCAACTTGCTAGAGAACTCTTAAGCTCCAGAGGTGAAGAGATTGTTCAGGTGGTCATTGCTAAGGCGTTGAAAGGTGATGTTCATTGTTTAAAGATGTGTATGGATAGAATCGTACCTGCTCAGAAAGCTATTGAGATTAAACATACTAAGAGTGAAGGTGGGTTGACTATTAATGTTGGCACGACTGAACAAATAGAAGAAATGGCTAAGGTCAATAAACCTAAGAGATTAAAGACTAAGAAAGATGATGAGGTCATTGCTGAGGTCTTAGACTAGATGGGTGTTTTAAATGTTGAGCTACATCCTGCTCAATTAGAGATATTCCAATCAAAGGCTAGATTTAAGGTAATTGCTGCAGGAAGACGTTTTGGTAAGTCTAGATTAGCTGCTTGGATTCTACTTCTTAAGGCGTTAGAGTCTGATTCTAAGGATGTCTTCTACATCGGTCCTACCTTCCAACAATCTAAAGATATCATGTGGAATATGTTGAAAGAGTTAGGCGGAGACCTGATTCAAGACACGTATGAGAATACTGCTAGAATAACACTAACAAATGGTAGAAGAATATACTTAAAAGGTTCTGATAGACCTGATACCCTCCGTGGTGTTGGTTTAGCCTACGTTGTTATGGATGAGTATGCTTCAATGCGACCTGATGTGTGGGAAATGATTATTAGACCTACACTTGCTGACGTAAGAGGTGGTGCTATGTTTATTGGTACACCTGCTGGTAAGAATCACTTCTATGATTTGTACATGGATGCTGAGAAAGACGATGATTGGGAAGCCTTCTCTTTTAACTCCACAGATAACCCCTATATTCCTGAAGATGAGATAGAATCTGCAAGAGCTGCTATGTCATCTATGGCATTTAGACAAGAATTCGAGGCATCCTTTGAAACCTTCTCTGGTGGTATCTTTAAAGAGGAATGGTTCTTACAAGGTAAGGAACCTGAAGAAGGTAATTACGTTATTGCTGTAGACCCTGCTGGTTTTGAGGCTTCTGAGAAGGAAAGGGGGCTTAAAACCTCTAAATTAGACGAAACTGCTATTGCTATTGTTAAGATTGATAGAGATAAGTGGTGGGTTAAGGATATTATGCACGGTAGGTGGTCTATTAAAGAGACTGCTACTAAGATATTAAAGGCTGCAGAGGTAAATCAAGCTACTACTGTAGGTATTGAGACTGGTTCCTTGAAGAATGCTATCATGCCTTATCTAGAAGATGAGATGAGAGCTACTAATCGGTTTATACATATAGATGAGTTACGTCATGGTGGTAAAAAGAAGTCAGAACGTATCACTTGGTCCCTTCAAGGTCGGATGGAACACCAACAAATCACCTTTAATGAGGATAAAGACTGGAGATTCTTCATATCCCAGATGCTTGACTTCCCTTCACGTCTATCACACGATGACCTGCTGGATGCCTTGTCCTATATAGACCAAGTCTCTATTGCTGACTTCGCCCACTCTATACAATTCGAGGAAGATTGGGAACCTGAGGATATTATTTCAGGTTATTAATGAAATTAGGTGATATTCCTATTTACTTTATGATATATTACGGGTAAATTCCTAAGGTACTTGTGCTATATGTTTGAAAGTAAGGAAACTCAATACCAAGCTTTAGCCTCATGGCTCACATACAGACTAGAAGGTTGGCGAACCCATAGAGATATTAACTATGTTACACAATGGGATGAGTATTACCGACTTTGGCGCGGTATTTGGTTACAATCAGATAGAACTAGAGACTCAGAGAAGTCTCGAATCATTGCTCCTGCTTTACAACAGGCAGTTGAGTCCTCAGTTGCAGAATTAGAAGAAGCTACCTTTGGTAGAGGTAAATGGTTTGACATTCAAGACGATATGTTGGACCAAGATAAGACTGATGCTGAATATGTCCGTAATCTACTACAAGAAGACCTAGAAAAGACTGGTGTTAAAGATTCTGTCTGTGAGATATTCCTTAATGGTGCTATTTATGGTACTGGTATTGGTAAGATTGTTGTTGAACAGAATGTAGAGCGTTCTCCTGTAGAACAACCTGTTGAAGGTACTATGACTACAACTAGGCAGCTTACTGAGTACCCATCTATTGATGTTAAACTAGAACCTATCTCTCCTAAAGAGTTTTTAATTGACCCTTCTGCTAATTCTATTAATGATGCTTTGGGTGTTGCACATGAAGTTATTAAACCTAGATATCATATTGTTGAAGGTATTAAGTCTGGTATTTATCGTGATGTTCCTTTAGATGGTGATTATGATACTATTAGATTCGGCTTTGACCCTGAGATTAAACAAGCTGATGAGTCAGATTCAGTTAAGATTACAGAATATTGGGGTTTAGTTCCTAAAAGGTTCCTTAAAGCTAATATAGATAAGGATGATTTTGAATATACTAAGAAGGATGAGCTTGTAGAAGCTGTCGTTACTTTAGTAAATGATGAATACATCCTAAGAGCAGAGGAAAATGCTTTCATGATGGTAGATAGACCGTTTATAAGTTATCAACATGACATTGTTCCTAATAAATTCTGGGGTAGAGGTGTTTGTGAGAAAGGTTACAATCCTCAAAAGGCACTAGATGCTGAGATGAGAGCAAGAATTGACTCTCTCGCCCTAACAACTACACCTATGATGGCAGCAGATGCGACTCGGCTACCTCGTGGTATCAAGTTTGAGGTTAGACCTGGAAAAACTATACTAACTAATGGTTCACCACGCGAAGCTTTAATGCCTTTGGACTTGGGAACCACAGACCAAAGCACGTTTACTCAGGTTGCCTCCCTTCAAAACATGATTCAGATGGGAACTGGCTCAGCTGATGTCGGTAATGCTGATAGAGCTACCTCTTCAGGTATGTCTATGGCACAATCTGCCTCTATTAAGAGACAGAAACGTACCTTAATGAACTTCCAGAACACTTTCCTTATCCCTTTGATTAATAAATCAATGTGGCGTAAGATTCAGTTTGATGTTGAGCGTTACCCTGTATCAGATTACAAGTTTATTCCATACTCTACTATGGGTATCATGGCTAAAGAGCTAGAGATGCAACAGATGGTACAGATGTTACAAGCTATTCCTAAAGATTCACCTGCGTTCAACGTGATTATGGTGTCTATGATGCAAAACTCATCTATACATAATAGAGACCAGATTGTTCAGCAACTTATGCAAGGTAATCAACCTAATCCTGAGCAGCAACAGATGCAACAACAGCAAATGATGCTTCAGATGCAGAAGTTACAAGCTGAAGTTAAGAAGTTAAATGCGGAAGCTGATGAAGAAACCGCTAAAGCTACTAAATGGTATGCTGAGGCACAAGAGAAAGCTCCAGATGAACTTAAATATCAAGAGAAAGCTCTTAAGATACAGAAAGAGATGATGGCTATTGAGAAAACTAAGGCTGATATTATAAATAAGAACTCTGAGACTGCTAGAAATGTTCCTGAAGTGGACCATCTTAAGTCTGAGACTATATTGAACATGGCTACCGCTAGAGAAAAGGCAGCTAGGACACCTATTACAGGAACTTATCAATAATGGGAATGTTTGATTTTATATTTGGTGACGATGTAGAAGTTGACCCTAGAGAAAAGCAAGCTTTAGATTATTACAGGAAACACGGTAAAGTACCTAGAACTGCAAAAGGTTGGTTTATTAATTACATACCTAAAAGTTTAGGAAGTGTAGACAGACAGAACTGGATGATGCAGACAGATGGGGCTTTACAGGTTAAATGAAGACTGATGAGCAATTCCTAAAAGACAGATTAGATTTATTTGAAACTGAAGGTTGGTTAGACCTGATAGAAGAATTAAAGAACATTGACCGTAGTGTACGAGACGTTGACACTATGAAAAACGAACAAGACCTTTGGCACGCTAAGGGTCAGTTGCAACAGATAGGTTTATTATTAAGCCTTGAAAGTGCAACTAAACTAGCAATGGATAACCTGGAAACAGACCCATTATAAAAATAACTTCATAACCCCATGTGGGCGGAGACCAAGAAAATGAGTATAGTAGTAGATATAGCACCAGAAGGTGTAGCAGAACAGGTAACAGAAGCTCCAGTGGTAGGGCAAGAGGTTCAACAAGAACCAACTTACGAACCACCAGAGAAGTATGCTGGGAAGACACTAGAAGATGTGATTGGGATGCACCAAAATGCTGAGAAGGTATTAGGTAAGCAAGGTCAAGAGGTTGGACAACAAAGACAGTTGATTCAACAATTGATGCAACAATCACAAGCTAGTCAAGCTACTGAATCGACAGAAGAAGTTGTCAGTTTCGAGGATAGTTTTTACGATGACCCTGCTAAGGCAGTAAATTCAGCGATAGAAAACCATCCAGAGATTGTCAAAGCTAGAGAAGGTAATGTTAAATCAGCCCAAACAGCTAATTTAACTCAACTTGAGTCAGTACATCCTGATTTTATGGATGTTGTTGGTAATAGTGGCTTTCAAAAGTGGGTAGGAGAGAGTGGTATTCGTACCGAACTGTTCCGCAGAGCTGATGCTAACTATGATTTTAATGCTGCAAATGAATTATTAGGTACTTGGAAACAATTATCAATGATTGGAAAGACAAAAGAAGTAAATGCACAGCAGAAGAAGTCTAGGCAAAAGGCAATGCGACAAACCAGTTCAGAGACTCGCTCTTCAGGTGACTCAGTCGGTGGTAAAAAGATGTATCGTAGAAGTGATTTAATCACACTACAAAGAACTGACCCTGAGCGTTATGCCTCGTTATCTGATGAGATTATGAGTGCGTATGCTGAAGGTCGGGTTAAATAATAATACTCAATAAGGAGAAATAAAAATGGCAGCTAATTTCGGACTTGGTGGCGACCACCATGTAACAACTGCAGTTGCTAATAATTTCATCCCTGAACTATGGTCAGATGAAGTTATTGGTGCTTACAAAACAAACTTAGTTTTAGCTAACTTAGTTACAAAGATGTCTCATAAAGGTAAGAAAGGTGATACTATTCACATTCCTAAGCCTAATCGTGGCTCAGCTTCTGTTAAAGCAGCAGGTACACAGGTAACACTGTCGAATCCTACTAATACTACAGTTGATATTTCAATCAATAAACACTACGAATACTCGAAGTTAATCGAAGACATCGCAGACGTACAAGCTTTAGCTTCAATGCGTAAGTTCTATACTGAGGACGCTGGTTATGCGCTAGCTCAACAAGTAGAGTCTGATTTATTCGGCACTATGACAGGTGGTTCTTTCGTTAAGGCTGATGGTACTGCTTGGACTTCAGGCGCTGGTGGTGCAATGACTGATGCTGGTATTCGTGCGATGATTCTTTCATTAGATAATGATGATGTTCCTATGGACAATCGTTCTCTAATCTTACCTCCAGTTGCAGCTTCTACGTTGTTAGGT